TTCATTGCCGACAATCAGGGTGGATGGGGGCATACAAGGTGCGATGCAGAAATAGCGCATTTCCGCGATAAATCACTGAAAGCATCTAATGCTGGTAGGGCTTCCGCTCAACGTCGGAACAACGGACGTTCAACGGACGCTCAACCAACCAATAACCAACAACCAATAACCAACAACCAAGAAACAAATATACCCCTGAAGGGGAAAGTGTTGAAGCCTGACGGTGTATCGCAACAGGTGTGGGATGATTTTATGGCTGTTCGCAAAGCCAAGAAATCACCTATGACGGAAACCGCATTGCGGTCTTTAATGAAACAAGCCAGCATTGCTGGATGGAATTTGCAGGATGCTATCAGCGAGGCAACAAGTCGCGGCTGGCTTACCTTCAAGGCTGAATGGGTAAAGGAGCAAAGAAATGGACGGCAATTTGACAGCGCAGGAGCATCTGAACGAGCAGCCCGACAAGCACTGCACGAAATATCAGGCGGCACTGGAAGCTTTGAAAACTGCACAGGAGAAATATCGACAGGCCACGCCACAGGAAATCATCATACTATTGACGCCATGCCTGATGCTGTGCGCTCCATCGGGTATGCAGGAGAGCGAACGGACAGCTTGGTATAAAGCCGCCGTCATGACGGTGAACCACATCCCACTGTCGATACTGCGCCGCGCTTGTGAACAAGCCCGTCGAAGCTGCGACCACCCTGCCAAGATTGTGCCGTTCATCTGTAATTTTGAACAGGAAGCCGTGCGCTGGGCTGAAGATGAAATCCGCTATGCACAAGCGCGGGTCAATAATTTCCACGCGCCACGCATCGCCAAGCAGGAAAAAGAATATATCACGCCAGAAGAATTTGCGGCGCTGAAAGAGGAATTGATGCAATCACTGAACGCCAAAGAAGGAATGAACTAATGATTTATGCCAACCTAATCCGTGAATGGGCCAAAGACCGCAACCTGATTGAAGGCAGCACGGTTCAGGCTCAATTCGTGAAGCTGATTGAAGAAATCGGTGAACTTGCCGAAGCCATTGCGAAGGGCAAGGATGAGCAATTCATGGACAGCATCGGTGATGCCTTCGTCGTGCTTACCATCTTGGCAGCGCAAAAGGATTTGGAAATTGAGGAATGCGTCGTTCACGCATGGCATGAAATCAAAGACCGCAAGGGCCGCATGGTGGACGGCATTTTCGTCAAAGAGGATAACTGAAACAGGAATGGCCCCACCAGTTAAGGCGGGGCCATCTTTGCTAGAACGGCATCATTGCCTTGCATCTAACGCCACGTTCAAATTCAAGCTTGCGTAACGCTTGGCTCAATTCCTGATGGTCAGAACAATAATTTTCATCGTCCCAGACGCCATCGTTGGTCTTTTCATCAATGAGCCAATAGCCCCAGAAATTGCCCCCCACTGGAACGTCAAAGCGTTCAGCTTCAATACGGATGCCAATGGACGCAGCCCGTGCGCGTAGGTCTTTCAAAGTCATTTCAATCTCCAAATTGTCAAAGAGCGGGGCGAGGCCCCATCAACAGCTTTGTGCTGCTGACAAAGCCCTTATAGCAAGGTCGGGATACAATGTCAAGAGGCTTTTTCATATATAAAAAAAGTTTTATTTTATGAAAAAAGGTGTTGACAGGATAACCCAACCCTTGTATAAGGGGGCATCAACAAGGGGCGCTGCCCCGCCAAACAAGGAAACGACCATGACGAATTTTGCTGCTTTTGAAGTTTACTGCACCGAAGACAAGTTTTGGGCCATGCACGATTGCTTTGACGATGTTCGCAATCCTGACACGTTCAAGGATTTTCCAGAAGACAGCACACCCAACGCCGTCAAGGTTAAGGCCAACAATCGTTCAGTTACCTTTTTTGTCGATGCCGACGATGCCTTCACGATGGCTTGGGCCAACTTCATGGTTGATTGCTGGAACAAATAAAAATGCACTTTAATGAAAAAAGGTGTTGACGTAATATAATGCCCCTTTTATAAGGGGGCATCAACCACAGGGGTTCTGCCCCGCCATTAAGGAAAACGACCATGACTATCACAGCTACTTTTTCAAACGGCCATACCGACACTTACAAGGGTAAGCGCGAAGTTACTGCTGCTTGGGCCATCATTCGCAAAGCTGACGGCAAGGTTATGATGTCGGGACATTCGATGGACACTGCCAAGGCTCTTAAAACAGGAACTGGCAACATCCGCACATATTTTGCCCACGGTCAGCACGTTGACAAGCCAAACAATCATATGGCTGCTATCATCGTATTTAACAAAATTGCCCGTGAGCATGGATTTCGTAACTGGAAAGATTGGTATGCCGCTGACCAACTGGTTCGTGACGAACAAGCCAAGGCCTTCACAGTCGAAGTAGTAAGCATCTAACCCAACGGGGGCTTCGGCCCCCAACCACCAGAGGCCCAGCTTCGCCACAAAGGAAACACAATGACACCCCGCGAAAAAAACCTTACCATTATTGACCACATCGCATCCGAATATGGATATGATAGGCATGACGTTGTTGGCAAAAGGCGGTTCAAGGTGCTGGTCGAAATCCGTTACGAATGTATAAAGCTATTCCGTGAACGTGGTTATAGCACACCAGAAATCGGTCGCATCATGAAGCGCGACCACAGCACCATTGTTCACGCCTTGCAAAAGATAGCAAAAATGGAAGCAGCAGAATGAAACCATCGGACTTAAAGTTGGCAAGAAATTTCCTTGGCTACAGCCTGAACGACATGGCTGACGCATTGCGCCTGTCACCCACAACGGGGGCGACCACGCTTCGCAAGATGGAAGCTGGCAAGATAAACATCACAGGCCCAATATCTGTTGCTGTTGATGCCATGCTAAAAGGTTATGACCCGTTTGAGGATGAAAACGATGATGACTGCTACGGATTATATGACCGACCTGATACGCTATAAGCACAGCGCGGTTAAGGATAAGGCAGCACTGCTTGCCAAATGGCGCAAGCATGAATGGTCGAGCGATGCAATGCGGCAATGGGCGAACTGGCAATGGAAAGACATAGTTGGTTAATTGTGCGACAGTTGCCAAAATGATAAGGGTTGTATAACTAGGGGCAATGAGCAACCCACAAACCAAACTGACCGCAAAGCAGGAAGCATTCTGCCAAGCCATTGCTGATGGCAAAGACCAAGCCACAGCATACCGCACAGCATATGATGCCGAAAACATGAAGGATGAAAGCGTTTATCCACAGGCATCAAAGCTGATGAAAAACCCCAAGATTGCAACAAGGGTGTCAGAACTAAAGGCGCAGACGGCAGAACAGCAATTATGGACACGCGAAATGTCCGTGATAAGCCTTATCAGGGCTTATGAAATGGCAACCATAGAAAAGTCGGCATCGGGCATGACGGGGGCTGTGAAAGAACTAAACATCATGCACGGCTTTAACCAGCCGACCAAAGTTTCGGTCGATTTGCAGTTTAAGCCCATCACGGACGAAGATTGGCTTTGAACTTTACTGAAAGCCAGCGCGACTTTGTATATAGCCAAGAGCCGTTCCCTGCCTTCGTTGGTGGCTTTGGTTCTGGGAAAACTGCTGCGGGTATCGCACGGCTAATGCGCTTGAAGCGTTATTGCCCGTATCAGGATGTCGCATATTACCTTCCGACCTATCCGCTGATTGAAGACATTGCCTTTCAACGCTTCCCTGCCCTGTTTGAGCGCAACGGCATCCCGTTCAAGCTGAACCAGCAAAAGGCTGTGCTGGAAACGGAACTGGGCCGCATCATCTTTCGCAACATGGAACAGCCTGACCGCATCGTCGGTTACGAAGTTGCCCACAGCGTTGTCGATGAACTTGATACGCTGCCCATCGAAAAGGCACGGGCTGTCTGGAACAAGATTATCGCCCGTAACCGCCAAAAGGCATTTACTGTTGGTGGCAAACCCGTTCGCAATACTGTCGGCGTTGCGACCACGCCAGAAGGTTTCCGCTTTGTGTATGACCGCTGGGTCAAGAACAAGGCTGATGGCTATGCGCTGTATAAGGCCAAGACATCCGACAATGCCGCCAACCTTCCACCTGATTACATCCAGAACTTGCAAAACAGTTACAGCGCCAGCTTGCTTGCTGCATATCTTGATGGTGAATTTGTCAATCTGACCGCTGGCAGCATATATCCAGAATTTGACCGCAGGCTGAACATCACCTTTGCGACCATTGAACAGCGCGAACCACTGCACATCGGTGTTGACTTTAACGTCAACAATATGAGCGCCGTCGTGTGCGTGATACGCAATAATGACCCGCTGGCACTGGATGAATTATCGGGTGTGCGCGATACGCCGACGCTGATACGCATATTGCAGGAGCGATACGCTGGGCATCAAATCACGGTTTACCCAGACGCATCGGGCGGCGCGACCAAAAGCGTCAACGCCAGCCTGTCAGATTTGACGCTTTTGCGGTCTGCTGGCTTCACGGTGTTGGCAAATAGTAAAAACCCTGCCGTCAAGGATAGGCTGATGGCGGTGAACCAGATGATTTATAATCAGGGTAAGCGAAGGCTGTTGGTCAACCCTGACAAATGCCCCAATGTTATTGAAGGTTTGGAGCGCCAAGCATACGCGAAAAATGGGGAGCCAGATAAATCAAGCGGCTTTGACCATTTGAATGATGCTATCGGCTATTTTATTGCATATAAATATGCTATCGGTAGAGGAACGGTATCCTTTGCTCAAATTTCTGGGGTGTAAATGTCTGTCTCCAACACCAACACCGAATATGACGCTAACCGCTTTAAGTGGAAGCGTTGCCGTGATGTCATCGCTGGTCGGGATGCTTTAATCCAGAACTATGTCAGCAACACGCGCTACACTGGTAGCCTTTACAACCCGTCATTCGATACGAACAACTATCTGCCACGGCTGACAGGCCAAACGGATGTTGAATACATCACCTATCAGGAACGGGCTGGCTTCTTCAACGCAAGCGCACGGACGCTGGATGCCTTTACGGGCATGATATTTGCCAAAGACCCAATCTATAAGCTGCCCACCGCTATTGAACCATACGCTGAAGACATCACGCTTTCTGGCGACAATCTGCGCGAATTTAGCGAACAGGTTGTTGAGCAACAGATTGCCGTGGGTCGCGTCGGCATCATGGTCGATTACCCCGCCAATGCGCCGACCAATATCACGATTGCCGCTGCCGAAGCGTTAAACATCCGCCCATTCTTGCGCTATTACACAGCCGAAAGCATCATCAACTGGCGCGTCAGCTACATCAATGGCGCACAGGTGCTGACGCTTGTGGTGTTGAAAGAAACTGTCGATGTGCAGGAAAACGAATTTACCACCAATCAGGTTACGCAATATCGCGTCCTTGACCTGACGGAAAAAGGTTATCGCGTTCGCGTAATGACCGAAGACAACGAACTGATTAGCGAAATATTGCCAACACGAAACGGCGGCACTTTGCGTTACATCCCGTTTGTTATTCTTGGCGCTAACAGCGCGACTGCCACAGTGCAGAAACCGCCATTGCTTGACTTGGTAGACACGAACCTTGGTCACTATCGCAACAGCGCCGATTATGAGCATGGCTTGCACTTCACTGGCTTGCCCACCCCATACGTTGCGGGTGTGCAGTTACCAGAAGGCGCAACCCTTGCTGTCGGCTCAATGAGCGCATGGATATTCCCTGACCCTGCCGCAAACGCTGGCTATCTTGAATTTAAGGGCGATGGTCTGAAGACACTGCGCGAAGCACTGAAGGACAAAGAACAGCGCATGGCTGTATTGGGCGCACGGATGCTTGCCGACGATAAGCGCACCGCTGAAGCCTTCGGCACTGTCGAACTAAAGACCGCTGGCGAACGGTCAGTTCTTGCGTCAATCAGCCGCTCTGCATCGGACGCAATCACACGCGCACTGAACTGGATGGCCGAATGGGTTGGCGCACCACAGGACGTAGAATTTAGCCTTAACACCGACTTTGGCGCAGCACGGATGCAGCCGCAGATGGTAACTGCATTGCTGGGTGCATACCAAGGCGATGCAATGCCGCTTTCGGTATTGTTTGAGAACTTCCAGCGCGGCGAACTTATTTCGCCTGACATGGAATTTGAAGAATACGAAGCGCAGTTGGCCGACGCTGGCCCAAGCT